ACTTCAGGGGCAACTTTAGCTAAATCAGGAAACTCTGCCAGTAACTTTGCAGATACAGGCTCGCCACGTTTTAATCTTGACTCAATAATCCTACGTCTACCCTCTGCGGAAGGTGTATATTCTGGTACAGCACCTGCCTCACCGAATTGTGGTACTTCGTGTCGTCCTGGTGGCTTTGCATATAAACCTGTAACCTCTGGGGCAACTGGTGTAACCTTTTCGGGTATTGCAGTAGGTTTTACCGCAGCCACAGCAGGAGCAATCGGTGGAGTAACAGAAGGTTGAGTAGCTTTCATCTTCTCAACATTCCGAACAATCAGAGTTGTAGTGGGATTACCTGCTGTTGGCGTGCCTGTCGCTGCAAGAGTATAAGGCTCCCACCCGCCTTTAGGTGCATAACCCTTCAGAATAATCTCATCCTTAATTTGTTGATATAACTTTTCTGCCCTCTTTAATGACTCAAGATCGCCCCTTCTTCCTACCCTACAAGCTTCAACATAAAGATTCTTGCACTTCGCCTCAAAAGCCGTACCCCTTAGATTATCCGGCATTTCTTTAGCTAATGGTGTCTTATAATAATCCTGTGCTGCTTTAACATCAGTAGAAAGACCCTTAGCAGACCAGGCAAACCCAGCCCAGAATAAAACATCAAAACCAACGGATATGACTCTTTGCACAGGACTCATATCATCCCACGTCATAGCTGTATGGGCTGTAAAAGCAGATGCAGCCGTTCCTACTGCAGCCGTTCTAGTTATAGCACCAGTAACCCCTGGTATTGCCCCAGCAGCAGGCCCAATAACATATAGGGCTATCTGCCCTATACCTAATACATGTTCTGCTGGGGTTATTTCTTCCCATTTAACTTCTGGTCTAATCGCTCTTGCAGGAGCATAAAGGAAACTGGCAGTATCGCCTAAATAGCTTTGTATTAATGCTTTCGCCCCATATGTTCTCGCATATTCCTCCTGTGCCATCGTTATATGTTGAGCTTTCAATGACGCTACGGGGTCAAGCTCTGTAACGGGAGTAATATAGCGAGGTATGGTGGGGTCATATTCCCAACCCTTATCGGCAAAATATTGCTGCTCAAATTGCTCTAATGACATAGTGGGCGTGGGGTATTCTGCTTTTACTTCAGGTTTAGCTTCGGGTTTAGCCCCAAGTTCAATCCCCCGTTCCTCCCTGGAAGGTTGAAACATTCCCCTTACAAACTTCTCAGGCTTACCCATCTCATAACCTTCAGGTAGAGCTTCTTTCCGTGTTGGTATGAATTTCTGATACCATTTAGGCTTTATGGGTTCTTCTCTAGGTGCTGGAGGTTGTCCATATACTTCAGGGTGGCGTTCCATTAAAATCCGTGACCGCCAAGATTCTATCATCGCTTCTTGTTCGGCAGGGCTATAGTCACTCCACTTAGTTTCACCCAAACTTATCTGGTATTTAGCCCATTGCTCAGCCTCTTTCCCAGCTTCCGCTTCCCATTGTGGGCGAAGTTGTAATTGCCCCTGCCTGACAAGCTGTTGAGCCATAGTAAAGCCAGAGTTCATTTGAGCCTGAATGTTTCCCCATGTTATAGGAATTTGATTTATGCCAAAACCAGCCATCTCAAGAGCGTGACTAGCGTTCTTTAACTCTTGAACAGCTTGCCCTTCTAAACGTGCCTGATTTTCCTCACGCCAGTATTTCTTCCACCATTGGCCTTGTTCTGCCTCTGCCTGTTCCTTAGCCTCACGCCTGGTTCTTTGGGCTTCCCCTAAATAATCAAGAGCTTTTACGGCTGTCTGTTGGGTTGCTTTCGCTTCACTAGCAACTGTATCTGTTTGTTCCCACCATTTAAGACCCATTTATCTCCTCTTTTTGCCCGTAGGTTTCCAACCATGCAAGGCTGCATTTCTGGCATTGGCACTAGATTGTGCCTTTGCCTTACTTGTGGATGAACCCACTACCTTACCTGTTGCCTTTTCAACTATCTTCCATGGTTTTTTACCACTACCTTCTCTAACTGTTACTGGCATTTTACCTCCTATTGAGAGCTAGGATACCATTTAGACCTTAATTTCGCCTTGGTGGGAAATAACTTCTCAGAAAGTGCAGTATATTCCCCCCACCATTTAGGCCAATTTTGCATAGAGGTTATAGCCTCTTCACTAAATTCAGTAGGAGCTCCAGCCTTAGTCCACCCAAGATAACCTCCCATTTGCCCTAACCTTTCACTAGGAATTTCAGCCTGTGCACCCATCGGCCTCATGGCATAAGCACTTCCCATCCCACCAGGTAAGGGCATAGATGTCTCTAAATATTCTCGCATCCAATCAGGTATAGGTGGAGGTTCTGGCTCATAACCATCGCCTCGGGGTTCACCCAGAACTCCCCTAGCTCGTTCTATCCTTGCTTGCCTTTCTTTACCCCCAGGAACAGGATAGGTTCGTTCTTGCCCTGGCTCTAAAGCACTTGCCCATGCTCGGGATTCTATTTCCTCTCGCTGGGCTGCCTCACCTGCAAGTCGTTCACCAGCAGCCATGTATAATTCCTGTCTAGCCCAAGCCGCACTAGATTGGTCGCTTTGTGTAGCTAATTTAGCCTGTAATTGTTTTATTTTATTATCTAGCATCCATCTGATATATATACTTTCAGGCCCCTGGAATCCCCGCCTGATTTCCTGATAATCAGCTATTTGTGCTCGGAGTTCACCCATTCTTCCCCCAAGCCTTTCCATTATTGTTCCATATCCCCTTATTTTGCCACTTAAATCAGGATAAGCCTCCCAAGGGGATGGGACAGTTTTTTCATACCACTTCCAACTCTTGTCAGCCATCTTATTCCTCCTTGGGCATATACTTGCCTAAAAATTCATTTACAGCATCGGGGCCATAAGTTTGTAACATATTCTCTAATTCCCCTGGCGTTAAATTATCAAACATCTCTCTTTGTTCTTTGGCTGTAGTTCGTTTCATCCCATAAGGCTCGACACCATACTTTGCCAGTTTCTCATCAGTCTTAATAAGCATCTGGGTCATTTTTTCCATTGCGTTAGTCATTAAGTTTTTTGTGTTATCCATTTATCACATCCCTAACGTTCCAGTAGTTTGAGTTTCCCGTGGCGATGGTATGGATTCAACGCCCGGTGTTGTTCGCCCTCGCTTGGATAGCATTCCAGCCCCAGTTTGTATTTGCTGTGATTGCTGTATCGGGGGTTTCCCTTTCGTAATCTGTTGCTTAGCTTCTTGTGCAGCTTTTGTAAGTTGCTCTAACTCTTTGTGCATACCCAACCGCTCCATAGCATTCAGGGCTATAACATTTCTAACTGCGGGTTCCTGCATAGCATTCTCGGCAGCTATTTGAGCCAGTTCATCATCGGCTTCTTTCTCAGACATATCCTCATATTGACGTAATTCGGTCTTGTGGCTTATAGAACCACCCTGTCGCAAAGTCTTACCCAACGCCTTCCTAACATCGGTGGCTTCTGGGGGTTCTGCCAGGAGTTGAACCTCACAATCATAATGTCCCTTAATATCATCTGGCCCCAAGTTCATATATTGTCGCTTGGCTTCAGCAGAGAAATCCCTGATAGCCACATCATGTCCATAAACAGTATCTATAATCTTTGCCCCCATACCCATTGCGACCCCTAAAGCATCCTCAAGATTCTTAAAGGCATCTTTATAAATAGGTTTTGAGGTAGCCATTAAGTCTTCTAAGCCCTGAGCACTATAAACGCCCTGTGGCCTAACTCCCGATAACACACTCGGGGGATGAGCCTGAGCCTGAATCATTGAGTATTGCTGGAATAATCCTTGGGGGGGTTGCTCCCCCTGTAAAACCTCAACTGTTACCCCACCCAAATCATCGGGTGTTTCTAGTATCCACTCATCAGGATCGGTGGGAACTCCATTAGGATATAACTTCTTTATCATTTCTGGGTCACCCCTTGCCTTCATTTTTACCCAGGCATATCGAGCCGTGATTGCATCCATCTGTGATAAAAGCCTTACCTCCATCTTCAACATATCCCTTTTACCCCATATCAAAGAGCGATAAAGGTATTCTGGCTTTCCCTCATAGCTAGATTGCCCTGAGCCAGACGGAATATCAACATAGGGGCAAAATCCCAAAAAGTTTTCCTGAACTCCATCCTGTAAAACAGGTTCATCACCAAGTAAAAAACATCGGTAATCAGCACTGATATAACTTAGCCATTTAACCTTATCATTGGCTTTTTTACCCTCTCCCCCCTTCCACTCCCAGCCATTTCGGAGGCAAAGAGCTTCTGCCTCTGCCACTGTCATATTGTAAGATTCAATAACATCAACAGGAACTAAACCATTGTGGGCGGGAGAAACATAAACATTTATCGGGTCGGGGATTGTTAAATATAGAGGGAAATGGAAAAGTCGCTTTTCCTCATATTCTGTTCTTAATTCCTTGGATAATTTCTCCATAGCGACACCCTTATATTCTTTGTTGCCAAAATAGGTATCATCCATATCAACCTTGATAACACCTTGGCCCCGTAAGGGTAATTTCTTGGCAGCATCTTTAATCTTTAAAATATCCTTCCTGAGCCAGAAGTTATAAAAGGTTTCCAATTTGGCAACTTGTTCACGAGCAGTATCACTATTATTACGTGGAGGAACTCTTGACTTCGGATTATCCAAGGTGAAATGCCTTACTCCAACATCTATCCAATCTCGTGCCGTAGAGGGCATCCGTGTTTCATATCGCTTAGGCACACCAGCCTTAAAGACTAACTCATAATAATTATCTATCTCTATTTGCTGGGCATGAAGCGTGGTGTAATGTGTCTCATAAGCCTTAAAGCGGTCTTTAATTTTTTCAACTGTTGGTTTATTTTCCATATTTTATGTCCTTACAAATGTCGGGTTGGGGATGGGTCCTACCCATCGCAAAAATTCTATCCTCCCAGTTCGCTCTGTATAACCAAATTTATTAACTAAGTAAAAAATAAATGCTGTACAGGCATGATTATTTTTACTTATCGGTTTCAGGGTGTTTTTATCCCGCATCCAAATACCACCACCATCTACTGGCGATTTACCACCGCCACATTCAGCAATAAAGCCTTGACACCTCGGGGCAACTACTACCCCTGGTTTACCCGTAATCGGATGCTGCTTAAGGTGCGTTCTTAGTAAATCAATACCATCCTCGATAGTAACCTTTTTACTTCTTAAACTTACTCCTGCGTTTTTAAGCCAGATTTCCACTGGGGCTTCCATTGCCTGGTGTTGTCTGCCGGCTATATCAATCGCCCCACCCGTAACAGCCCCCCACCAAGGCTTTTTCTTTGCCATAAGAATAATGTCCTGTGTTACAACCCCCTGAACATAAATCTCATCAATCAGGGCAATCTGTTCACCCCATTCCTGTATTGCCAGAACTGCATAAGCCCCAGCATAGCCAGGGTCAACCGCTATCTCCACAGGCAAGTCAGGATTAAAATTGCATTCCCTGACGTGAATGGCGTTGGCAAAATCTTTAACTACTCGACCTGTTTTCGGACAGGGTACTCCACCAAAACGTTCCTGAAAACGCTCAGGTGTCATAGTCTTTTCCAGATTAAGAATTTCAGGATCGTTCCTCCCACCAGGGAACTTTATCGTATTGCTCCAGGTTGGCAAAGAGAATGATTTTAACTCCAATTGATTGTAAGATTGCCCTAGCTCATATAATTCCCGATACCAGCTCACATACTCTTCTTGTTCAAAAGTCCCACCCAAACACAGCCAACCCCGTTTCTCCGCTAATCTTGAACGGGCACGCAGGAAAACCTCATAATCAACCTGAGCCGCCTCACATATCAGAATCCCATCAGGGGCCATTGTCGCTATCTTTTCGGGATATTTGGCTGATTTCGTAACTATGGTTGTGCCATCCTGCAGAAGCATTGAGCCAGGGTCTATGTTCTTTGTTGGTGGTTCAGCAAAGGCTTCTAACTTATAGAAATCCTCTTTTAAGTGGTCCCAATCACCCCGACAAGCCTCATAATCATTGCCAAGCAACCAATAAAGTGCATCCCCTCTCTTCTGCGAAGCAATATCGGCAAACCAATGACTGTCTAATTCCTTGGAATTAACCTTCGATTTACCTGCCCGCTCCCCACCTGCTACCAACTTAATCCTGCTCTGGTCATTATGTATCAGGGCTTGCTCTGGCGTTGGTTCATAACCTAAAAGCCGAAATATCCTCGTTTGTGCGTCTTTATATCCCATCTATCCTTTGCGTTTTCCAGGTATGCCATTATGTATGGCTGTATTGATTATGAAATAAGGTCTGCCATCCCAATGAAGACAATCCTCGCTTATTGGCTTGAGGTTAGCCACAACCTCATCTTTACCAATAATAAACTTGAGCAGATAGTATTTAAGTAACCACTTCATTCCCATTTATTAAGTCTCCATTTTTATTATTTACTGACTGGACTAAACTGCTATGTTATGTTAAGTTCCTAAATCTCATTTTGGAGAGGTTGAGGTATATCTATATTAAGTGAAGGGGTGTGCCTTGCGATTGGGCGATGGGCAATGGCTTTATGGCTTACAGGGTATAATCCAAGTATAATAAGCACTCAAAGCTAGATTAGCTTTAGTTTTAAGTGGGTATAATAACTCTTAGACGCAGTTAAATAAGGAATCCCTGTCCTGCCTTTATTTTTAAGAATGGTTTCAGCACCTTGATTAATTCCCTGGCAGTATTGCCATAACAACTCCATTGATAAGCTGGCCTTCTCTTTCTTAACTGCGTTATCCCTTTAAGCTCTGTAATGTTACCACTGCCTGTGATGCGTTGTATCCAATCAAGTATGGGATAGTTTGTGTTGCTAATCTTAAACATCAAACGCCCTCGCACATATCCAATAAAGCCCTCACCATCCACAAACCCAGCAATATAACTTAAATTAGCTTTAGTTAATTTATTCACTAACATCACATCCTCCCACTTACTTGCCTGGCCTTACTGAACCTTAGCTCACCAGTCTTGTTGACATCGTGACTAGGTTCATAAAGCTTCTTCCCTACTGGTCTTGGCTTGTTAACATCGTGGCTAGCTTTGGCTTGTTGTTTTAGCTTGTTAACATCGCAGACTGGCAACACTGTAGCTATGACTTCACCATCGTTTATTATCTGGAAAGGTAACATAGACTTGAGTTGCATAGCTGTTAGCTTGTTAACATCGTGCTTACTTATCTGCCTCATCCTTAACTCGAGCTAGTTGCGGTGGCTCCCCCGGCTTCGCTATCTCCTCCTGTGCCGCTTCCTGTAATAATGTCATTAGCTTAGAGGGACCAACAGCTATCTCCATACGCCTACCGAACTCAGCCGGGTACTTACGCTCTAACAACCACGCAGCAGCAAACCAATTCTTCTTGGCTGCTGTCTGTATTAAGGCCACATTCTCAGCTATAAACTCAGATTCAGCCTTTTTTATTGCCTGGGAGAATTGGAAATATATATCTTCTTCAGCTAGTCCAGCTTGCCCGCCTTGTCGTATCCAATTGTCATAAGTATGTTGATCAATACCAACAGCCTGGCAAGCTCTATTGATATAATTGCCCTCTCGAATCAGTTTAACGATTGCATCGTGTCTTTGTTTAGTTAATTTAGTTTTAGCCATAATTTTAGCTACGAAATTATATTTTCTTAAGTATTATGTCTTATACCCTATTGACAAATAAATAGGTATAGTGTAATGTTATATATAGACAATATAAGGGGGGGGAGGAAATGAGACACCAAGTTTTAGCAGACACTTTAGCCGAGAAGCTAGGCAAACACCAGTATGATGTAACACATGGTAAAGGTGGTTTCTGGATTAAAGGTAAAGGATTTTTCACAATCAACCAAGCAAGAAAACTAACAGGTATTAAGGCCACTCCGAGACAGGAGAGAACAGTAATGTTAGCTTGGGGCGATTATGCCACCATAGCAATGCTTAATAAACAAAGGAGGTAAAGGAAATGACACTAGAAAAAGCCATCGAAATCATGGAAGCCTGCTTGATGGGCGGAGTTTACATTCCACCTGATCCTGCACGAGAAGCTGTTCAATTAGGCATCGAAGCCCTGAAACGATGTAAATTACTTTCCCAATATCATCCCAAGATAGATTGGCAAAACCTACCAAGCGAAACAAAGGAGATAATTAAACTATGACACAGGTTAAGATCACACAGATAGAATGTAAACGCTGTCATCATCGCTGGACTCCCCGGATAAAAGATGTTAGGCGATGTCCTAAATGCGGTTCGGTTTACTGGGACCGCCCTAGAATGAGAAAGTTGACAAACCATAAGTCCCAATGATATACTCACAGTATGGGCAAGGAATTATTAAAACAAGGACAAACAGCAGTAGTTATAGACGCCAAAGGACGCCATAGGGGAGTCAAGGTATGGATTATTTGCCCAGTTTGCATTATAGGTAGATGGGTTAGAATTGATAGCTTAAAACGAAAAGAATTCACAGGAATGTGCTTAAAATGTCATAATAAGTTTACCTCAGGTAGTGGGAAGGCAAATCCAGCTTGGAGGGGTGGTAAACATAAACTCCCTAGCGGTTATATAGAAATAAAATTGCAACCGGATAATCCATATTATCCGATGGCTAGAAAATCAGGGTACCTCAGGGAACACAGATTAGTTATGGCGAAATATCTAGGTAGATGTTTAGAAAGTTGGGAGGTTGTTCATCACAAGAATGGTGTTAGAGCTGATAACAGAATTGAAAATCTAGAACTTTTCCCAAATATGAATAACCATTTACCCTCTATGGCAATGCAACATAAATTGCAAGCTCTAGAACAAAGAATTATAGAACTAGAAAACCAAAACCTTATTGGGATAAGGCTAAGAGGATAAAGATAGAAGATTAGGGACACCAATCAAACTAAGGCGGCTTTCTCATATCATTCCCTCCCCTGTGTTAGTGTAGTATTATCAGGCTGATAGCAATAATCGGGACTGTCATCTGCTTCCTTGCCCACATCAACACAGTGATCATCAACAATCTGCTGGGTCTCCTGGTGTAGTAACTCAAGGATTGTTGGTATCAAGGCATCCTGTTCATCCCTAAGCAATAATAGGGATATATCTGTAAGGTTACGAATAGTTTTTAATTGCTCTACTAAATAGTTTGGTTGCTTCATTATATCCCCTTTTGTTTGACTTGAATTAGTAGTTGTGATATAATTCTTAGTGGGTGATATTATGTCCTGTGTTGGTGATATTACTACAGCTAAAAGCCTGAATAGGCGGTGTACAAATAAATTTATCTGGGCTCGTTGCCCACATTGTGGCTATGAACGCTGGGTTGAAAACATATACTTCCATAAACAAAAACTCCAAGGTTTATGCCAAGCATGTAGCCACATAGACCCCATAACTAACCACGGACATAATTGGAAAGGTGGTTATTATAAACGCCCCGATGGTTATATAAATGTGCGATTGGGTGCTAATGACTTCTTCTCCTCTATGGCTGATATTCATGGACAAGTTCTAGAACATCGCTTAGTAATGGCTAAACACTTATCAAGATGCTTGTTGCCCTGGGAAGTAATTCACCACAAGAATGGTAATAAAAGCGATAATTGCATTGAAAATTTAGAACTTCTACCAACCCAGAAACAACATTTGGTGGATATACAAACGAAGCGATATATTAAGCAATTAAAGAAAAGAATTCAGCAACTCGAGGCAAGATTAAATTAGTATTTTAGTTGCTCTTTTAACCAAAGCAGATTATCCATTCATTCTCCCCTCACTGGTTTAGGAAGGAAATCATCATCTAATACTAGAGAATAAGCCCAAGTAACTCCTTGTTTCTTATGCACACCAAATGTCCATTGGCTAGGTATTGCTGAGGTTCCAATAACCCTGAGCGCAAAGGGATCATCTGTTGGGAATGCCCCATTGATAAAGTGTTTTGTTTTGGCGCTTACTCTTAATAAATCATCTTTATGCCAATGCCCGCAGCAACTATAATCAAAGCCATTATAGGTAATAAACCAGGATATAATTTTGCGAATAAGTGCAAAGTATGGTATGCCCTGATAGCTTCTAACTTGCTCACCATGAAAACAAAAGAACCTGAATCCCTGAATTGAAATTATCTCTGAAAAGTCCTTACAAGGATAAACCTCGATATTATTAGTTACTCCTTCTAATTTTGCCTTAAGGGTTCCATAAAGCATCATGTCCCAATTTGATGTCTGCGGTGCTTCCAAACTACAACGCCCATGATTGCCTCGGATGCCATAGAATTTAATTGACCTGAATTCTTGACTAAGTGAGCACAGTAAATTATTAAGCTCAGGCATTGCGATTTCAAAAACCTGGCTCATTGCCCCACACTCGGTATTTTCTATCGTAGCCCCTTGATGCACATTCTCGCCATGTACATTGTCGCCCAAGTCAATAATAACCAAGTCATTTACAGGATACATATTGCGATGTAAATAGGTGATTGAAAGTAATGATTTATAGAGTTTATCTGCCCTGTTCTTAAGGGTAGTGCTATTAAAAGTTGGCGTGATTTCCCCAGCATGCCAATCGCTTAAAAGCAAGACTTGTGTTTCAGGGTCTCCCTTACCCTTATGTTTAATCGGGTTATAGGTCTTTAGATTAATTGGGGGGAGATTAACAACTATCTCTTTGTCTTCCTTTGTTTCCCTGGCTGGCTCTACCCAGCTTATACCCAAGCGATGACGCATTGAATCCATAAGTGAGCAATCATTCTTAAAGCCATGCTTTTTAGCCAGAGCGGGAAGTTCGTCTCTACTACAGGTCTTATATGTCTTGATTAGTTTTTCAAGGTCTTTTGAACCATCTTTAGGTAAAAATCTTTTTCCCATTAGCTTTTACTTGATTGGCTTGGTGCGCTTAAGAGGCTGGAAATATCTAGTTTGCGTGCCATAATTCTTGATTTATGATACACAAGAAAGTTTGTGTGCCATAGATGACCCGCAATGAGGGAGGGGTCTAATACTTTAGGGGTTCCATTTTTATAGCTAATATCTATGGCATTTCCCAGGAGAGGGAAAATGATAAAAGGGGGAGAAATGAAAATAGCCCGAATTGAAGATAATTCGAGCTCTAGGGCGTAGTTATACGCCAGTAAAAATAGTCTACTACGAACCCAGAATTTTGTCAAGGTCATTTTATTTGCGACACGGTTTATAGCTAAATAAAGCTAATGTATGTCGCATTTTTGTTTCAAATAAAATTCGTAATAAGGGCATCTTATACACACTGGATGCTCTACATGGGAGAGTACCTTTAAGTTAGAAACTTCATTGTTTAATTTATTCCTGTCCTTATGATGGATAACTTCCCAGGATTTCAATGGTCTACCGAGATATTTTTGCATCACTAATCTGTGTTTATACATCCACCCACTTTTAGGCACACCGGGAAAATCATTACCCACGAATACTTGGGCATAACCCCCCACTAAACGTTCAGTTCCTATTTGTGGCACCCATACCTTGCGTTTACCCTTACCAATATGCTGGATAAAATGCTTGAAGGTTCTCTTCTTTCTCGACCATCCCGATATATAACAGATTGCTTGCTCAATATATTTTTTAGTCTGCATAGTAGTAAATCCATGAGATGTTGCAATATGTTCAATATCTTCCCCCCAGGTATAAAGCTCTTTAACCATACCCCCAGCCTGATTACATGCTTCCAACCTAGTTTCTAACTCTAGTGCCAAGTCTAAACCCGTTTGTCCCCGCTGTTTCAATGAGGGCAAAATGCTTAAAAGTTCAATGACTTCAGTTTTCCTAAAACGCACCAATTTTAATTCCATTCTTTTGCCCCCTTAGCTTCGAGCATCGCACATTTTGGCATCAAACTAATCCCCATAACCATCTGTTATTCCTCTTGGAAATAACCAGCACAGCCCTGATGTTCCCATGTAAGTAAACCAGCTCTAGGCGATTCTGGGTTACAGCAAATACCCCAATCCCCACTTCCTTCTAAGTTTAGAAAAAAATAACAGCCCCAAGAACAATCAATATTGTAACTATCAACTCCCATTTTACCAGCCACATACTCATCCCAATTCTTACAGCATTTTGTTAATAAATTATGTTTATGTTTACTTATCATCCTTTATACTCCATAACCATTTGCCTATTTCTTTCTACTGCTAATTGGCAATATGCTTTTGATATATCGTAGCCAATACCGCGCCTTCCTAATTTCTTGGCTTCCCATAATGTCGTGCCGGTGCCACAGAAGTTATCCATCACGACACAAGGAACTGGCTCTAATCCACAATTACAGGTAGGTCGCCAGCCGAGGGTTTCAACTTTAACCTTCCCGCAAACATTCTTACCCTCTACGCGATTAAAACTTTGACTTCCATATAGTTCTTTATGTGGGTCTTTTTTAGCAGGGGCCCAACCCTCAGTATCATAACTTTCTCTTTTTGTTACTCTCGCCCAAGGAGCACCACACTTAGGGCAGCATCCCTTCTCGCTTGTGGCTGCCTTAATACATAATTCGGGTAACTTCTCGGGAAAGACAGCAAAATGGGCTTCAGGATAAGGCTGTGTTGGGAATGTCCAGACATCTCGGAGATTACGGCCAATAGATGAGAACCTATCTGCCCAATTTTCATTATTTACGGCCCATGATTTATCACCTTGTTTGGATCCTGTTAATGGATATTTAATTCTTTCAAGCGAGCTAGGTTGATAACTCTCTCTCACCGCATCCGCATCCCAATAATACTTCTTGGATTTCGTTAGCATCAGGATAAACTCATAGCTATTTGTTGGTCTATCAGTTACACTTTCCGGCATAGGATTGGGCTTATTCCAGATAATTACCGACCTCACCCACCAACCATCTTGTTGTGCTGCTATTGCTATACGGAAGGGAATTAGGCAGAGGTCTTTGGGCTTGAGAATGCCTTGACTTTTCGCTCTACCAAGATGCATAGATTTACCACCGATCCCCCTATTCCAATCTTGTTTATCAAAGCCTCCACTGCTGCCATAGCTATCCCCAATATTCCAAAAACAAACTCCATCCTTCCTTAATACTCGCCTGACTTCTCTTAATATCTCTATCGTGTGCTGGACATACAGCTCGGGAGTGGGTTCTAAGCCAAAAGCACCCTTCCAGGCATTACAGAGGGAGCAGAAGCCACTATCTGGTAACTTACCACTAGCTTGCTCTTGCCAGGGACGATTAGCTTCACCAGCATTCACCATGTTTAGATATTTCCCCTCCTTCATTTGCCACTCATGCTCGCAATCCTTATCTCCCCATATCAACTCCTGGTCTCCCTCATACTTCCTTAAGCCCCAGTAGGGAGGCGAAGTACAAACCATTTGCACACATTCATTGGGAACTTCTGACATATTGCGAGCATCCCCACAGTAGATTGTCCCCAAATTGACCTGAAAATAAGGTTTCATCAACGCTTAAACTTTAGTTGCATCATCCTTCTTGTGCCACGCCATATGTTCCTTGATAGCTTTCTTCCCTATTGGTAATTGAACTCCACAATAACGGCATATTCCACAGTCGCATGCAGGGCAGACTACAGTTCCGCCCATTGATGCCTCTATAACTGGCTCACCACAAATTATGCACGGAGCATTTTCATCATATTCTATTGTCTTTGTGCCTCCACCAATTAGATTATAGGTTGCTGTTTTCATTCTTTTTCATCCTTAACATTCACCCAAACAGGATCGCCCCGAAATAAATTAGCGTAGCTCCTAGAATGCCCCTTAGAAGCCTAACCCAATGGTCATGTTTCCAAGTTTGTCTCGGTAATCCATCATGGCTCGGTGCATTAAGATATAAAGTAATGCTGTAAACTGCATCGCTCAAAATCCAGCAACCAATTAAGCCAGTAACATATCCAATCATTTCCTAGCCTCCATAATTCGGGCGATCTTGGCATAAACCCCAATATCAGCTAGGCGAGAATCAATCCCTTCAACCTTTGCCGCGGTCTTTGAGGCTTTCAGTCGCAATACTGCATCTAGCTGTTTCAATAGATAAATGAGCGAGACCACTACGCTATCTGAGACTTCAAGCCCAGGATAAAGTGATAGTATGCAAGCCACACGCTGGAAGTTGCCAAACGGTAACTCGTTCCCAGAGTAATCGTGGTTCTTGCGTGAATATAAATCCATTTCCTTGATTGCCAGCTCAACAAATTCTGGATCACCATCTGGGAATAATTCCCTAAGCTTGTTTATTATTTCCTGCATTGTTATTCCCCCTTATGATTGGCAAAATCCAATCTTTCTCAAATTGAATTATTTGCTGTTTGATCTCCTTAATCTCCTTCCTAGATTCTCTATAATGAACCTTCTCTGCTTTCTCTATATCATCAATCCGTTTTTGGAGTATATGCACCGTTTCTTGAGCGGTTGCTAACGCTTCACCATAAGCTTCTGCCTTCTGCTCGTAAATGTATGTAGCGTGAGGGTCTCCGCTCTTCTTGGATTGCTCTACTAATTCTGTATAAGGATTAATACTCATTGATTTGCCTACCTATTGCCTCAATTACATTGACTGTTACTGCATTGCCGAGGCATTTATATCTCTGGGTGTCTGATATTCCTTCAGTCCAGCCATCGGGGAAGCTCTGTAAGCGTTCACATTCAAGGGGAGTTAAACGTCTTATCCTCCTGTATCCGATAGGTAACAATTGAGGTTTACCGTTTTCATCTCTCGGCCTTGCACCTGTTCGCAAGTAGCCATCTACATCAACTGCATTTGCCACGAAAGTAATACTCCCATCTAATCCCAATCTTCTATCCATTCCTTCTTGGATACAGCCGGCAACATATTCGGACTGCACCACCCCGATTTTATTCTCCGATTCACCCTGTTGATTGTCTTCTCCGATAGGAAATACTTTGAGTCTGGGTTTTCCTCTAAGATGTCCGATAATGAACACCCTTTCCCTGTTTTGTGGGACTCTGAAGTTCTTGCTGTTAAGCACTTGCCATTGGCAGTCATACCCCAGTTCATCCAATGATTTAAGAATGGTTTGAAAGGTTCTACCATCGCCATCCGAGAGCAATCCTTTGACATTCTCAAGGAGTAGATAGCTAGGTCTCTTAGCCCATAGCACTCGGCATATCTCAAAGAAGAGTGTCCCTCTAGTATCCTGGAATCCTCTTCGCTTCCCAGCGATTGAGAAGCTTTGGCAAGGAAATCCCGCACAGAGGAGGTCGTGTTCTGGTATGGAATCAGCGTCAATTGCTCTAATGTCTCCTTCTTGGAGCGTTCCATCATTCCAATGTCTTCGGTAGATTTGACAGGCATATTTGTCGTTGTCGTTTGCCCAAATACAAGTGTAGTTCCCCCACTTCTCGGATTCGCTTGGTTGCTTCCCTTTATTGCTGATACTATCTCCACATCCACCAACCTCTGGGTTTTCTTGCTGTTGCCTGTTACTCTTATCAAGTCCAAGTCTGACTCCTCCTATCCCGCAGAACATATCTATAAATTCCATCAATACTCATCGCTAATCCTGGGAACACTCTGCAAATGCCGGTCATAGTCAATTATTTCCCTACATCCCAAACATAAGAAGACCTGCTCTCCATAAACAATAACCTCTTCGGTGTCTTTGCAGTTGTGGCACCACTTCAATGGTCGCCCATTACTGCTTCGCGGTACTACTGTTTTCATCTTCTACCTTTTCTATCAACGGCTCAATTGCTACATAGCCAGCCTTAAGCATTATTCCCTGTGTTTCAATAGATGCAGTGACAGCCTCATCATCGTATTTGAAAGGGTCTTGATGTATTGGTGGCAATTCCCTATCCACCTTTATCACTACACCTTCCTCTTTAGATAATACATACAGCAGACTCTCGGCATCTCGACCTTCATAAGGGTGGGGTATTACAGCCCAAGCCTTAACTAGGTTTAATATCTTATCCTGCTTTTCCCTTATCTCTTCTCTAGTTGCCATTATTTAGCCTCCCACCATTTTTTAGGTTTATAACATGATTGAATAGGTAGAACCATTGCCCCTGTAATGTTACACGCCATAAAGGTTATGCCTTTAATCCCACCTTGTTGACGATATGTGTTTTTACAAGTCCCACATCGCTTTTCTGGTGAATCCAAATTAAGGTCATGGGGTTCATTTGTACATTCTGGTGACAAATACTCTCTACAGGGCAAGTTATTTCCCTTCATGCAATCGGTCTCTAGGAGAGGACAGAATTTTATTGGTATTTCTTGTCCGCAACTTGAACATTTTACCCTCGGTATCTCCTGACCACACCTTGAACATTTCTCCCTTATCTCTTCCTGTTTAGTCATCTCTTCTCCTTTATTTATTCTCACTCGTTCTTTATGCTGGCTCGCCCTCTTTGATTAGCTATTCTCATTTGCTCGTAAAGCAATCTGATTCTTTGCCGTTCTTCAGAACTATACTTATGCCGAGTTTTCCCCATTATCTCCGCTAACTCAAAGGCAATTTCTGCCTGTCGCTTTTTTACTATTAGATATGGATAAATCAACCTGACAATTTGTGCTACTCGTTTCGGTGCTTTAATCTCCCATTGGTATACTTGTTTTAAGTTCCCTACTCTTTTTTTCTCCTTGATAAATGAACCAATAAAATGTTCTGTTAGCCATTCCATTAGTCCATAATAAGTATTACTAACAGATAAACGCAGACGATAATAATCAGGTCTTTGCCGTTTCTTTCCCTTTTCTAGCTCTATCCTGATACTTCCTTCTCCATCAATAATGCCAGCCAAATAAACAATAATTTCTTTTTTCATAGCCATATTATAACACACACGCCCCCAGCAAGCAAATTCTAATCTCGTTATTTATCCTGGCTCGGATTAGCCCCCAGCGTTTCTATAAGCCCAGGAGTAGTATTAAACTCTGGGTTCATTGCACATCACCTCCTTTTCTTATGTTTCACAAACTCCTCATAAGTTCTTCGCTTGCGATTCCAGCCGGAGATATACCTGATAACTCGGCTAATCCGCTCACCTACTTCCTCAACTGGCATTGCTCCATAATGAGCGATTTTATCTTGACCGATATTGCCGTGATAAAATGTTAAACAAAGCAATCCATCTCGCCCTGTTTCCTCTAGCCTTACTTCTACTTCTGTCGCAATTTCCACCGGCACTTCAAAATAAGCTCGCTTTGTTTTCTTATGGGTTTTAATACCTTCCCGCCCACTGGGATCGGGAGGCCAATAACCCGCTTTTAACAGCTCTAAATGAACCAAAATCCACTTTACCTGCTGGCTATCAAAGATACATTCTCTAGGCGAAAACCATTCAACCGCTGTGCCATCTGGTAAAATATCTTGGTTATATGCCATTCTTCCTCTTCCTTTTCGACCCTGGTTTTTGACTCATGATATAGGCAAGCTCCGACAAACTCTCTATCTCAACCTTCTTGTCTTTAGAGGTTGGTGGTTTCCATCCTTTAGGCATAAAAGCCCTCACCTTTTCCTTATTCTCTTCCGAAAGAGTGTCCCAAAGTGTTGCCATTTCCTGTTATAATCAAAATGGGTATGGGTTTAGTCTCCCTGTGCCCATTGGCTCTGCTGGGTTGCCTAACTCATAGCAGAGCCAGTTTATTCTCCTTTTAATTCAGCATTCTCATAGATTGAATGACCATAACGAGTCTGTGTTGCTATATCAATTCTTTTTGCAATATGTTCAGGCGTCTGTTGTCTACCAATGTTGGTATTTCGCTGATGTTCACCTGCCAATATAATTTCCAGATTCATCTGTAATGCGTTCAATCTGTTCCCATCTTTATGATGGACATATTCTTTTCTGTCTAAATCTCGCTTCACCCAATACATCATTAGCAATCTGTGAATGTGAATTTTTTGTTCATAAATACTTACGGCGGGATACTTGCCATAAAGATAAATAGTCTTTAGCCTCGCTGTGGGTTTTGTGCTAAACCATCTTATTGCCCGCTCTAATTCGCAATAATCAACCTGACAAGCACATTGGTTGATAAATTCAATTGGTTTTTGTTTCTTTATTATCACTTAATAACTCCCTGTTTTCCCATACATTGCCGATGACTTCCAAAAACTCAGCGTGTTCAAGCATTAGTAAGCAATCTCCACCAATCTCTACAGTTATAGTTTCGTCCCACTCATACTGCCCATGATAGTTTGTACCCCCATAACATCTGACTCTATCCCCCGAAAAAATCTCCACGCCATTCTTATCTTTGAGTCCTGTGTATTGCATAAGGATTATATCTTTCCCAATTACATAGTAATCCGTGCCAAATTCACCATCTGGGCAATTTTGGTAGAAGTGAACTCTTCCATCTAATGTAATTTCGTAATTATTAAAGCCACCCTTATAGACCATTTCACTTAATTTCTCATACCCGCTTCTATCAACCCAAGCTCTGAATTTAATCTCTCTCATTTCATCTCCTCCAAGAATTCATCATAATATTCACAAGCTACATCAAACTTCGCATTGCCTGTGTTTCTTATGCAGATATTGTCAGATACATTACACCAAGAAAAAGGCTCATAATGCTTTGCCTCTGGGCATTTCTCTGCTTCCTGCTTTATCTCTCTCATATTTTCCTCCCTTATTTACCATGTAAGTCTTTGAAATCCTGAAACTCCATTGCAACTATACCGTGTTTCCGCTCATAATCATCTTGAAATATAACCACAATGGGGGTTCGGGTATTAGTAGCATGAGCTTTAGCATCTGCCATTTCTTTGCGGATAAATACTAGTTTCTCTTTCGTTCTTGTAACATCAACGGAAAACATATCACTAACTCCGTCAGCACAGGCGATTCCCCGCTTCATGTGTCCTTCACGCTTAAGCCCTAATTGCTCATTCACCCAATCCTCGTCTCGCTTGAATCGCTTATTAACCTTCCTGATCCGCTTCTTCGTTTCCTTTGCTTTCTTGGCTTCCTCCACTGACTCAAGCAATCTAATTGACTCTAGTTCATTCTGTGCAGTAGCAAGTTCCTCTCTTTCAGCCCTGATAAGTCCACCACCCAACAACCCTTTATCTACTAATCTATCCACAATGCTATAGAGTTCTTCTTTTTTCTGCTGTGTAGTAATCATAATTCTGCACACCCAAAATGGAACGGTTTTTCCTCTTTTACTTCCTTTACCCAGCCAGCTTTGAGCATATCTTGTTGTGCTTCCTTTGCACCGAATCTAGTAGAGGGATGAAATATCTCCCAATATCTATCACTGAATCTAGATATATCAGGCAAGCCAGCCTCCCTATCCACTATTGCTATTTCAGGGATAGCCACGATTTTCTCAATCACTTTTATACCCTCATCTGGATTATCAGTATCCATCTCTGAAAGTATCTCGGCTATTTTGCATATTACCCTGCCTTTTATTTCATTCATCTTTTACTTCCCTATCTATCCCCCATTTCTTGAGTTGGGCTTGCCACTTCTCTTTGAAGGTACGAGGAGTATAGAGGAATAAGTTATTAAGTCTGTCATATTCCTTTACCCACTCCACCATTTCCTTTATCCCCTCTTGCTTCATAATCCTGCCTGTGATTTCAGCTTGGGCTTTGGCGATAGACTGGAATACCTCACCATATTTAGCATCTGACGGCATATCACTATTGATTTTTGTCTGTTCTTCTTTACTCATTACTGTATCTTTAGCTTCCATCTATACCCCCTTATCTCTTAACCAAATGCCCGTACTTGCCCTATAAATGGCATGGCACGCAACTTGTTATAGAAAATTTTAGAGGCTTCATCGCCAGTTAAATTAGTATCGAAGCAAGCCCAAAACAAGTCAAAGGTATCTGAATTAAGAAATTCAATAATCTCGGCATGATTGGCTTCGGGAAGGTCATCGCCATCTGATTTAATATTAGTAGGGTCAATCCAATCCTTTACCAATTGCCTAAATATTCCTCCCCTCCCGTTTATCCCTATGATAAGTTCCTTGTATCCAGCGAAGTTGTCCTGATCTTCCCTTGTCATTTCGGCACCTCCTGTCTTAATTCAAAAGCTGGACATTTCCTTGGTTTCTTTGTTTTCTTGTCATCCAAAGGAATCTCATTGTTTAACTTTCGCCCCAGATAGAAACACCAGTTGTGGGATTCTTCGTATGAGTAGGAATCTAACTGCTCAAGGAAACAAGGGCAATCATCACAATACAACCCTTCTGGTATATCTATTTCCTTTATCACCTTCATTTTGGTAACTCCTGTCTTAGACAATCAGCATCTTGACCATTTCTGCCTCTTGCCCAAACTGGTGGAATACCATGCTTTGGCACTAAACCTCGCCACAGGTTATTTTTCAAAAACACCGGGATTCCAGCCCTATCAGCAGCCTCAACTATTTCCTCTACCCATTCTATTTGCGGTGGTTTATAAGGCTTGGTTTGAGCACCGATGATGAGCCAATTAATTCCACAATCAATAAGGTCTACTGCCTTAAGTTGGCTCTCACCTAATAATGGTTCAAAGGATATAAATTTGATTTTTGCTTCAATCCTACTTAGCCCGATATATAATGCCCTTCCCAGATACTCAAAGCTTGTAACCGTCACCCCCACCCAGCAATTCTCTGGGAAGGGACTAAACTTGATTAGGTTCTGTGGCTGCTTAGTGAGGAGATAGAAGCGATGCTGGGGGCAATATTGAAATCTATCTAACACTCTCTTCGTCCATTCTTCAGGGATACCGATGCCGAATAGGTCGGACATATCACAGACAAAGATACCTTTAGGTTCTTGGGTATGAAGGACTTGGCTTTGCCTACCCCACCTGCGTATTTTATTCACTGGCTCTTTTAGTCTCTCGGGCCAGAGGCGGGGATAGAAAGGGTCAGTTATTACTTTATCCCACAGCGAACTGTTTGGGTCTCTTAGTCGGTTTGAAATATCAGCAACATTACTGTTCGCCAAATATCTCTCCCTCAACCGCCCATTAGCCAGCTTCCTAGCATAGCAATAAGGGCAACCATTCAAGCAGCCAGTGATAGGATTCCAAGTGTATCCCTGGCTACCGTCAGGATTCTTTACCCACTCAATTTTTGTTCTGTTCATTATTCTCCTTTTCTTTGGGGCCGTTATGTAAGTAGCGAGTGGCTATGTCTTTGAAGTAATAATAAGTACCCTCCTGGAATAGATACCCAGCTAGGTCTGCGTATGTCCAATTAAATTTCTTGGCCATTCGCCCTATCTTTCCCCCTAGATATATTCTCCCTTCCGGTATCAATGCTTTCATTTTGTTTCAACCATTTCTTTAATAAATAAACCTCGCTCCATTAATCAGCTTGAAGTTAAATTCCACACCATTAGGATTCTCCCCCTCAACTGCCCAATTCTTAGCCTTGATGATTTTCAAAGTTCCCGAATCCATAGACAGGTATAGTCTTGGTTTCTCTAGGGAGAACTCAGCACCACGCCCCAACTCAGCCCCTTTCTTTTTCTGCAAGGCAATGATAGCTATACCCTTATTTAACTTATCAAATATTGCCCGCAATTCCTCAGCGATACGGTAAAATTCACCACTAGTAATCTCTATGTAATCAATGATGTTTATATCATCGGGGTAAATCACATCAGCGAAATTCATACTTCTTTCCCTGGCATCAAATGTCCAACTTTCTACATCATCAAACTTGGATAATCGCAGTTTCATTTCTTCAGGCCCCATCTCGCTAGAGTAGTAATGAATCGTAAAATCAAACTGATTCAGCTTTATAACATTCAGCAAGAGAGCCGTCTTGCCAGCGTTTGGCGCACCAGCAATAACCGCTAAATTCTTGGGATATATAAGGGCATAGTTCTCAAGTTCAAACGGCCAAAGTAAAGAAACTGTAGCCGATATATCAGCCGCTTGCCATTCAATCGCCGGGGCATCCATCTCAATCCGCCTAAAAACACCAGTCTTGTTGCCATACCGCTCAATTACAGGTGGGTTAGTCTGTAGCAAGCGAGATAAAATAGCACTGAGATTCTTTTTATCATTCCTTGTAGACAGTTGTAGACACTTCTCGACATCTGTAGACGAAAAGTAGCCACTTGTAGACAGTACATATTCGTTTACCTCTTGGCTAAGGCTCCTGCTAGCTGGATTAGCTTTGTAAATTATCTCGGTTTGCTCCAGGGCGAACTTGAGATTCCAATGGTCGGTAGTTGCTAATGCACGTACTATTCTTTGAGCTTCCTCTAAAGTAATTCCACCTTGATTTAGCTTAATCACTGTCTCCCTAATATCCATATAGTTCTCTTATTAATATATATATATATTCTTTTAAGGGGGGGTATGGGGGGGAACTTTTCTTAATCCCTCCTCCCCATCCTGGCTTTCTCTAACTCCAATCTCTCCTTCTCTATCTTTAGAAATTCCTTAAAGTAAGTTAGGAAATCAATCAAAGCATCACGTATATCCATCATTGTCATAAGGTCAGTAGTGTCAAGCATTATTTCCTTCCCTCCTAGCTTCCTCCATACTGGCTATAAATTGATAGCATCCAGGTATATCCTTAATCTTCTCCTGTGATTCATAGCCCCATGCTTTTAATGCTTGAGTTTTAGTTAGCTTAAAGTCCTTATAGATAGCCATAAATAATTCACCCAAGGTTTTGAGCGAATGAGGGTCTCGGGGCAATGGCCCATCAGGGGGTTGGTTTATCCTGGCTCCCATCTTAATTGCCTCTGTCACTACAGGGTTTTGAGCGTTGGCTACTGGTTCAGGACAGGCAAACCGAAGACACATCAAATGCCGTAGTGCCTTAATCTCAGGGTCATCAGTTGTTAGTTTAGATGCAATCCAGGCATCCTTAGCAGCCATAATAAGGGTATTGAGTTCTTTGGAAGTTAGGTTGGGGCTTTCAATTGGGCTTCCTTGCTCACTTGCTTCCTCCTCTGTGGCTAACTCAATATCCTGCACAAACTTCTTGCCCTTGAAAATGCCGAAGATAAGCTTGATACTCGCACCTGGCTTAAGCAGCTCCCACTTCGCTTTTAGGCTGCCTTCTCTACCCTGTTTGACATTGTAGTAAAGGCCCTCTGTGCTCATGACTTTTTTGAACGTCTTGCCGGCATACTCGTCATCATCTACCGATTCTATGGTTATTATTTTATCTGCCATTTATCCCTCCTTAAACTTCAACTGACTCGGACACATTTTCCCTGATATATTCCCGCTCCTCTTTTATCCTTTGCTCTATAAGCTCTGCCGGTGGGCTTGATCCATCCCTCATACTCATAACATCAAGAACAACTAATGGGTCTACTGGTTGGACTCCCCTATCATGCCAGCTAATCATTTGGCTTTTTAATTCTGTCCATAATTTCTCGTAGTTCATTTATTCTTTTACTTCCTTTACCCACCCAGCTTTCTTTATCCATCTATCTGCTATACAAGGATTATCGGGAAACTTCTCCTCCCTATCCACTATTGCTAGTTCATATCTATCATCTATTTTAATAGAGAGGATTCGCTTGATATAATCATCTATCTCTAGGCTTTGAAAGGATTGAAGACCTTGCACCTTTAAGCAAAAACTTTCTGCATAATGGCTCACTATCTCAAACAACTCTGCTTTGACTCTATCTCTTATCTCTGACATCTTCCCCCCCCTTTCACCAAGGCATTTCTTCATGTCTTTGGGTTAGTGAATTAAAAAAACGTAATTTACCTTTCAATGTCCCACAATCTCCGTCTGTCTCCTCAGCCTCTCGGCATAAATATAATTCGTCAGCAATTTCTTCTTCTGATAAACCCTTCATCCGTAGTATGGCAACTTGTTCTTTCTGATACCCGTTCATTTTTAGCCCTCCTTCCTGTTATATATCCCAGAATAGGTTTGCTGTTGCGTTGCCGTAAGTCCTTTATGTTTCTTTCTGTTCCTTTCAATTTCCCACCTTTCTTAAGGAGTTTCTACTCACACATTCCTTCTGCCCATTCTCAAATTCCACGATACAACTATTCATACTAAGCCGTTGTAGTATGCGACATAACCGACCCTTCAGGGTCGCTCTTTTAGGGTTATTGCCCCAGCAATAAATATATTCAAAATCCATTGTCACTTATCTCTTATTAGGGGAAGGGGAGCTAAAAGGTCGATGCTCCCCTTCCCAATATCCTGAAAGGAGGTGTGAAAAAAGTCCTGCCAACTTGCCCAAGGTCGGCAAGCAAGTGTACTCATTCTAGTTACAGCCGTTCTCATTTTGTGTTCAATCCTACTTCTTAGCCTCGATGGTTCACGGTATCGTATTCCAAACCAAGGCAACGCCAGCCAAAACAGTTTTTACTTGGTATCCACCAGCTATAGGATATCCAAGTGCTGAGTGAACGGCATTCTTTAGGCCAGCACCAAGAAAATCTCATTCTTTCCATCTTCCCTCCTTATACATTTTCTGCTTCCTCACCTTTGGCTAATGCCTCAGCCTCTCCCCTTGCTGATTCAGCCGCTTGCCAAGCCTGTGCATCAGCTTCTGCTCTCTCTTCTTTGTATGCTGCTTCAGCTTCTTCTGGACAACTATATTCTCTCATCTTTAACCCCCTGTACCCGTTTTGGTTACAAACGTAACCATTTTGTGTTTAATCATTCCTGAACCTCTGCAAATAACAAATTAAGCGGACTGTATTTTTGATGTGATTCTGTAATGTCACCCTGTGCTAGTCTCAGATATTGCTGGGTCATAGCAATCGTTTTATGTCCCATTGTTTGGCTGACGGAAATTATGTCCATCCCATTTCGTAAGGCATGAACGGCAAATGTGTGGCGTAATGTATGAGGACCCCGCTTACCATCAAAACCCATGTCCTCTAAATAACCAGAAACTATCCGATATACAGTATGCCTATCCATGTTACCGAAAACCTTTCCAGAATTTGTAGGAGCAATTTCCTTAAGGAGTTGATTGACGCTAGGGGAAATGGCAACCGTCCGTGGTCCACTTTTACCAGTCACTTGTAATATGTCGTGGTCTAAATTGCAGATTTTTATACTGAGCAATTCACCCACTCGGATACCCGTATCAAGTAAAGTTAATATGATTGCCCTGTGTTTCTTGTTTGGATAGACCTTTTGATAAAGCCTGATAATTTCCTCTTTAGTAAGGTAGCGAACTGGCTCTAGTTTCGTGCGAGGCTTTAATACATCTAAAATAGGATTGTCTTGTTTATAATGTCTTGAATACCATCGAAGGAAAACTCTTAAATGACGATAGACAAACGCACGCTTCGCTTGTGACCAACTGTTATCATAGATATAACTCTCAACATTAGTTTCTGTGCATGGTAATTCAGCACAGGATCCTACAAAAGGCAGGATGGAATAATTATAAGCCTCTATTGTTCTTGGACTTAGACCTGAGTTCCTTCTCTTGTTAATAAATTCCTGATATAATTCCTGACTATTCACCCGACACCTCCCAGATAGAAATTATACCAATGACTTTTAATCAGGGTGTCCAGGGTTCGAATCCCTGACGGCCTACTCATCTTATCCTTTCCCATAAATCTAGCAACTTACTGCCAAATAAACGAAAGCGAATATACTCAGATACCTTCTGCCTTCGGCTTTTTGCCCGTGATACAAGATTGTCATATTGTTCCTTCGTTAATCTTGCATGGATAACTTTTTCCTTTGCCATCGTGATACAATTATAAAACAAGCATTATTTTTTGTCAAGTCCTATCTGTCATTGCGAGCGAAGCGAAGAATCTCCCTATAAAATAAAAAGATTGGCTCCCAGATGCTTAGTATCATTTCGACATACTACAACTGGAAGCCATTGTTATCTTTTACTTGCCAGCTAGGGATTTCCTATCGCCACCCTAGAATCAAGACCTCTCAAGGTAGTTATCTCTTTTCCTACCATTTCTACCTCTTCAGCAAAGAGGTGCGTCTACTTAATAGTCTATTTCGCCACTGGCAAGCTATATTCTATTCTAAATTACAACCCGTTTTCTGTCAAGGTAATATCGTGGCTATGATTATATCTTCCCCACGAAATAAAGGGCACAACCAACTGCAAAGACCGCGGGAAATATCTTCATAAGTAGAGCATAAATCGGTTCTTTCCTTTTCCACTCTAATATGGTTGAGGATATTATGCCTACCGTACCTGTTATCATAAGTCCCAAGCCGATCATTGTCTCTTCTCCTTTATGTGTCTTATCACCCCCGCAACCTTCGGGATAGCTATTGGTACTCCGGCAATCAAGGCTATTAGACCTGCTATGTAATACAACAGTGTTCTATCTGCCTGCACGACCAATATGCCTATACCCAATGCAGTTAACCCAAATATAGCAAATATTAAAACTGGATCACTTTTTCCCATCTTTTATTCTCCTTTAACCTGCCACAAGGGATAATTTCCATTCCCCTGCTGGTATCCAATATATTTCATCGGTCTGCGGTTCTATTGCAAAGATCTCCCCATCGTAATAGAAAGTCCATAAAGCATGTTGGATCGTTAATACATAGGTCAGGAATATGGGCATCGCTGCCGTCTCATAATTTCTGTTAAGAGCTCCCCCAAGTGCAAAGGTAAAGTTGTCACAGTCGAACCATTCCAAGGGAGTGCCGTTCTCATCCACGGTATATACCATCTGGTCAGTCAAATCCTCTTCTAAAACCTCTTGGAGTTTATCTATATCAATTGGTTTATAGAGGGCATCGGCAAATCTGAAACAGGCAATACCAAACAACCGCTCCCACCATCTAACCGTGAATACCCTATTGTATGTTTCCTCAATATCGTAAACTGATATATCAGTTTTTATATTAGCTATTCTTTTCATTGATTCCTCCTAGCCCTGAGAGCCTTAAAATAGACCCTCTAATGACTTAATGTGATGGATTACTAGAGGAAAACTTTTTACCTGCCTAAATCTTGAAGTGTTGAAGCTAGGGATTAGCCTTTACTAGAAGAGATGATGCCTTACTCTATGGACGGACACCCTCCGTTTTGGATTCTTTGGGTGTCTTGATGACAGAGGCCAACATATTGCTTATACATTGAACACAAAACCTGATGCGTTCCCCATTCTGCAATTCCTCTTCCCAGAGTTCAGTTCGCTTACCACATTTATCACAAGCTTTGTTTAGCTTACCCGATATGTATTCCATTATGCTGCCACCTGGTATCTATCCCAGCAAGATATGACGATGTTGTACTCAGGTATGCGTCCTGTCTCGTCTGGCACGGCCTGGACATCCATCCCCTCCTTATCCAGGAGTACATAATAAGTTGCCCCGTCATATCCTGTTAAAGTTATATCTGCAACCGCATCCATTAAAATCCTTAATTCGGCAAGGATAGTGGTAATAGTTCTTGTTGCAAGTACAGTAGTACCGTTAGCTTGTCTCTGTCTCGGCGAAGCCTTAATCACCATAGTAATCCTGCCTTTGATTACCGAAGGTGGTAGGGTAAATTTGGGTTGCGCATCCCATGCCTTTTTCCCGTCTATTTCTGCCAGCATATAGTTATAGGCCGTGAATTGAACATCTCCTGTTATTGACATTTTTAATCCTCCTTTTTATTCATACTTTCCAACTTTCCGACCTTTATTCATAGAGTCCCCAGCAAAGCAATGAGACTTGATATTCAGGTTCTCGTTCCTTTTCGTGTATTATTGCCTCTGTTGTTATTCCACTCTTATCAACCAGGATTGGGTATTCCCGTTTATCAAATCCCAATAAGGTAACTGGCTTCTCTGTTTCCCCAAAGATGACATTAAGGTCTTCCAAGATTTTATTTACTTGCTTTAATTCCACAGCACCACTCAAGGGGATATTCTTTTCCCTAGCCGTGACTGTTGCGTTAATCTCATACGCAATCATTGAGGGTGGGGAATACCATTTCTTGCGAGCTTTCCAAGCCTTCTTGCCGTCTACTTCAGCTAAAGTAAAGCCATATTGTTCCCCGTTGTGTTCACCCGAGTTCATGGTAAATTTAATATCGTGTGCTCTCATTAGACCTCCAAAAGCCTTACAGTAACCCACCAGTTCTCTAGCCTTCCTGTCTCATCATAGGCTAGTTGTTCGTCATATCCATCCCGGGCAAATAGAACGCTGTACTCCGTATCATCAGGTCCCGTAACAGTCATTGCACCATTTGCATCATATAATGCCCTGAGATTAGTCTTGTCCGTTGCCATTGTCCTCGCCACAACACTTCCATTCCTTTCCCTGAATGTAGGGGAAAGCTGGATAGTAGCTTTAATTTGGTTCTTGTGCGTTTCTTGTAAGTTAGCAAATACAGCATAGCCACCACCCAGACCATAGAGAATGGGAGTAAAACTACCCCCAGTGGCTAGGACAAACCTAAACCTTACCCTCTCGGATGATTTGTTTAGATTATAGGTCACCATTTTTTCACCAGCACTAACATAAGAGAGAGTTCCCAATTCTGTTCCCCAACTCCCATCACCCTTCTGCTGGCAATAAGTAGTGAGAGTAGTATTGGAGAAAAGCCGATATGTTATATTTACCGATTTCCAATATTTTTTCTCTGTGGGGAAATTGCCAGTAAGCCAAGGGGTATAAAAGTTACCCGAAGCCTCAAACAAATAACCATCTTCGTACAAAACATCAGAATAACTAACGGACATGATAAATGGATAAATACCATCGCCTGAGGTATCTGTACCTGCATATAATCGCTTATTCCCCGCATCCGCACTGGAAATAAACATCGCCGTTATGTCATTGGAGGTCTTCTCATATAGTGGATGCCAAAACCAATCTGTATCCCCCTCAACTGTTTCCCATCTGCCCGCCAATATTATTATCGCAGTATCATAATCTATAGCTAGGTAGAAATAAGTCTCATCAGCACAAATCGCTGTTACTTCTTCCATAAAACCACTATCCCCAGGGGCATATCGCACAGGAGAAATGGTGGTTGCTATCCCCGTGCTTATGTCATATTCGTATAAAGAATTTACCCCAGCGGGAATGTATAAACAATCTCCCCACCTATACAATTTATAAGAAAGAGTAGTGGAAGCCTCGCAAGCTATCTTGGGAAGTAGGGGCAAAACATCGGCTTCGCTTAAGTAATAAACTTGGTCTTGCTTGCGACAAAAGACTATCTCGGCGTGGTCAACCAAACCTGTAATCTCATAATCTGCACTACCTACCGTATAGGGTGTAGCGGTAAAGGGAGTCCCGCCATTGATGGGATTATCACTAACCCGCATAGTGTTCTTAGTATCGGTAATCCAGAATTGCCCACCACCCACATTAGACATGTGTTTTGCTGTGTTATTATCGAGTGTGCTTTCAACAAATTGGGATAAGTCGGCTGTGTACCAGAACGCCTTGCTCCATCCCAAAGCAATATAAAGCCTGGTTTCAAAAACACAGAAGTCGGTAATCGTGTCGGCAAACCCCGCTAGGTGAGTAATAGCCCCTGATGCTATTTTGAATAAACTCTTTCCTGATGCCCCAATAATGGTTGAGCCAAATTGCCCCATCTTGGCACAAGTACCAAGCTCGGCAGCACGAGTGCAGGTGACATCATCTACGTAGAAATATTGAGCACCCCCAGCCTCCGTAGCATAAAAACGGATTCTTAGACGAGTGGCATCGGCAGCCAGAGTTTTTGTGCAGGTTTTTTGTGTATAATTGGTTTCTGTTACGGCTGTCCATGTGACACTGCCATCCTTATCCTCTATGCCTATTTTCGCTTCATCTAAATCTGCATCCTTTTTGCACCACGCCTTAAGAGTAAATTCCACGCTCCGGTCTGCAGCACTAAATGGGAAATCCTGATAAATCTCCTCTGTTTCCCCAGAGGCAGCTTTTAGCCTTGCAGCATAAGTTCCGCCGTGCTTATCGGTACTCTGGGCTAGGAGTCCATCCCCCGTCTTAGTCCAATAAGTGAGCGTGTTAGCATCATCCCATTCCTCCATCCCCGCATCTTCTATTGCTCTAGGGCAAGCCCCAGAAAGAGACATAGCATCTAACTTTTTCCCCGATAGGATAACTTGCCCCTTGAATCTGGCATCGCAGTTCTGGGAGGCATAGTATTTATACTCATCATCTAGTATTAAGTCCTGAAAGCCTTTACGCCAATCAACCTGGCTTATCTGGATTTCTCTTTCAGGGGAAATGTTGTCTGGAGAAGCATTACCTGTGATTAGCGTTTGGGGTAACAGGGGAGCTTCTGTCACAAGCCAGTCCTTAGTCTCGCCCTTTTGGTGAAGCATATAGGCATAATAAGTCTTGACTACTGCAGCTACATGTGCGTGTCGCCCAGTAGGAATCCCACCTTTTATAACCAGCGTATCAGCATCCGTAATCCCAGTGATTATGTCCCAATGCACGCTGTCATTATCAAGAACGATTGAGATAGCTTCTGCGGCTGCCATACCTGTTGTGGAAGTAACATCTATGTTTTTAGCCCCAGAAGCAGCCTCAACCTTAATTGCTGTTGTTATATGAAGGAAGGTAATATCGTATGACTCAGCCATGGCTCATCACTTCCTTATTTGGAGATTTCCCTCGTTTATTAAGTCTCTTTATAATTTCGTATGCCTCATTTTCTATATCAAAATATTCTTGTGAGTGTCCCCCACGCCCTGACCTTACTTTATGCCTTTGAAACTTTAAAACAATATCGGCTTGAGGTTTCTTTAATTTAAGGTAAGGATAAATTAGTTGTAAAAAAGAAGTAGCTTTCCTTGCTGAAACTGTCCAAACCCAGACATCCTTCCATTTGGGATTTTGACGACGAAGTAAAATGCTACCCCCAAAAGCAAATTTGAGACTTTGGATAATCCACTCATTTGTTGAACCTACTTGGCAAGAAAAATAATAAGTTGACTTTTGTTGATGCCCAAAATTATTCTCTCGCAATCCAATCCACCCTTCACCATCAAAAAATCCCGCATAATAAGCCAAATCTATGCCTCTCATTTATTTCTCCATACGAGTGGCTTTGGTTCAAACTTCTTGGGGAATAAGGCTTTCATTTTCTCCTCGTATTCGTCAGGATCACAGCCAGCCTCAGTCAAAACATCCCTGAGTACCTGCTTATCTTCCAATGAGAATAGTTTGAAATCCTGTGCTGATAAGAATTTGGGCTTCCCAGACGGAAGCCCTATCTTCTCTTTTATCTTCTCTTTTTTCATTCCATCCAGCTCCAATCTAAACTTAAATGAGTCAAAATAGACATTCCTCCTCGTACTTTCCTTCGCTCAAATTCGTCCTCATATCTACTTGCCAGACTATCAAACCTTCCTGAATCTTTGGCATTTACTTGCCCTGAAAGCATACGGTGAAGATTGGCCGCAGCCTTAAAACAAACTATCCGGGCTTGAACATCGGTTAATTCGGTGGTTGAAGCATCATTGGTGAATTGAGTTAGTTGTGTTTTGCCCTGTAGGGCGATAAGGTAATTCTCGTTAATGTCGGCATAAAATTCCAGGGTTGTTCCACCAACATCAGGGATGACATACTCTCGAAGTTCTATCGGTTTCCTGTTTGGTTTCTGAACGATATACTCATCACCTACTTCCCATTTATGGTCTGTGCCACCTACAAGTGTACCCGTTACCGTTGTAGCAGTATTGGCTGTAACAGTTGCCTTACTGACATCATCCTTGTTATAAACCACTCTCCCTATTAATTCATTGATTGTGAAACTGGCAGCGGAATCCGTTAAGACAGTAAGAGACTCAGCCGCCGCCGTGTGACTTCCAGTGTAAGATTCCAATAACCATATCCGGTCGGGATATTCTGTGAAAGTGGCGGGCACTGAGTAAATGAATTTGTTATATTCATTGGGCGATATGCCATAACTATTCTGTCCCCATAAACTCGTATCATATAAAGGTTTATAGAAATAAGGGTAAGCATCATTCAGGGCTTGATTGGCAGCAATTACCTTCTTAGCCCGGTCATATTTATGCAATTCGTAAGCACTGTTGGCAAGAACCCTAGTGGCAAAAACCCTGTGAACGCTTATTATTCCACTCGATAGGGATTTCTTAACTGTCCGAAGGGCTGCACTAGCGGGAAGATAAACCCACCATTCAGGGTCCCTTTCAGGATCGCCAAAGAAACTATCATCATATCGGCTAAGTGCTGTATCAATAAGTGTGCTTCCATCCACAGCCCCAGCAGTATCAGTCGTGCCAGTGATATTGTCGTCAATAAGGTTATTAAATTTAGTTATGAACTCTGAAAGTTTTATACTCATTATGCACTCTCCTTAACTTCCAGGGTGTAATATCTGGTGCTTTCTACCGCCAGTCCAGTCTTAGAAAGCTCTAATTCAATAAGATATTCGCCAGCAGTATCAAAATCCCCACTTTTCACAGTGTAATGACAAGTGCCACTGGCAGCGATATCAATATCGCAGGTGTCCTCCACTACGGGACTGCCTGGTATATCCTTCGCCCAAACCTTCATCGTAATTGTGTAGCCTGTCAAGACATAGACTGTGCCATCATCCTCCTGTACGGTGAAAGCTAGGTTAAAGCCATAATCTCCCCGAGGAATTACGAGGTCGCTCATATTAATTCCCTCCAAGTCGCTTTAAATTTTTCTGCAATTCTTGAATCATTTCGTTAAGCTCCCGTATTTGTTTTAATCGACCATCGAGCAATCCTTTTTGATAACCATCCTGATAACCCTTATTGTGTGTGGTGAGATGAATACTATTAATTGTTAATTCTAGATTTTCTAATCGGTTATCATTCTTGATACCGTTTTTGTGATGCACCATTTCCCACGGTTGAAGACATCTATTAAGATGTTTTGCCATAACCAAGCGGTGTTCAAGAACATAACTACTTTTATCAGCCATTGGATAGAAGAAGTCGCCTGGATTGAGAAGTATTAATACATAACCCCCTGTATGGGTTTTGCCACCCTTCCAATTATGACAATCCTTGCCACGCTTACCTTGCATCAGTAAGCCTATTGGGTTATGCTTACCCTTTTGCCCACAAGACCGGCAGCACTTATATTTAGGTTCATTCTTCTTTGGATATACCCATCTTTCCTTACCACACTTCGCACAGGCTGCCCAAATATATTTAGCTCTTCCTTTACGCCCAATTTCCCTAGGTCTTTTGATTTCGCCTATCTCGGGCATATTATTTTATCCTCGCTTTTAGCGTTAAAGCCCTGTTGTATAATTTAGTTATCAAAGCCCGACTGTGTAACTTCAATGTCAGGTCTCGAGCATAAAGTTGCAGGGTAAGGAACATTTTCTTTGGTATAAATACTAGTGCAGTTGTTTTAAGCCCTAATAGGGCTGTGCTAGTTCGAGTAAGAGCCACCACCCTTGAGGCAGTTGTATGCAAACCCAAGAGCGAAGTCTTACTGCGGACAAGGGCTACTGTACGAGAGGCTGTAGATTTCAGACCCAATAAAGCCGTGTCAACACGGCTTAAACTTACTACCCTTAAAGCAGTGGTTTTCAAACCCAGTAAGGCTGTAGCACTTCTAATATAAGTCCTATTCCATGAGGCTGTTGTCTTTAGTCCTAATAAGGCGGTAGCCCCCCTTGTTAATGCCACTACTCTTGAAGCAGTTGTTTTTAGCCCCAGAAGTGCAGTTTTGGTTCTTGCAAGGGCAATAACCCTAGTAGCAGTAGTCTTTAATCCCAAGAGAGCAGTGTCAGCCCTACTAAGAGCCATTGTTTTAGTGGCTGTAGCTTTTAATCCCAATAATGCTGTAGCACTCCGAATACGACCCCTCACTCTTGAGGCGGTAACTTTTAATCCCAGTAAGGCAGTACCAGCACGAGTTATACCCTTAATCCTTGATGCAGTTGTTAATAAACCAAGTAAAGCTGAATCACCTCGGGTGAGCACCGCTACCCTGGAAGCCGATGGAGTCAACCCTAATAAGGCTGTAGATGAGCGGTCATAGGATGCCCTAAATTCAACCTGCTCACCATACCCTGTTCCTGCTGAGTTGGTAGCATAGGCTCTAACATAGTAATGCTCCCCAGGAGTTAATCCAGTCATAGGAGCAGTAAAAGCTCCGACTCCGCCAGCACCGCTACCAGCAAATACAGTATCTTCTATGTCTGGATTCTCTGTTGTGGCGACACAAACTCCCCACGCACTGGCATCTTCTCCACCATTATCTGTAATAGTTCCATTTCCTGTGGCTGTGGTTGGGGCTATATCGGAGACTGCTTGAGTGGTAACTGTGGGAGCTGTAACTTCACTCCCCCAAGTCCCCCAAGTTGGCTCTGGGGAGATATACTTCCTCTCAAATATCCAATCTATGGTAAAGATACTATTAGCATTACTGGCGTTGAATCGAATAAACAGTGCAGCATTTGTTTCATTGTATGGAGTCTTATCAGAATACTGGAGGGCATTGTCTATGTAATGGTCAACAAGGTGGTCGCTTATATCATACATCATGCCAAAGCGATAATATGTGTCATCAGAGCAAGCCCCAAAGGTAGACCAAGCAGAACTATCCAGATAACCAAATTTGCCTGCTGTTTTGATAAATCCCAAACCATACACATAATTGGCAACCCTCTCAAAATACATAGCGTTATACATCTCATCGGCGAGAACGCTAGTTTTCATTAAGGCTTCCACCATAACTGAAGTAGCAGGGTCGGTTATGACATGCTGACAGCTAGCATCAGCATCAGCTCTAGTTAATACAAGAGCATTACTAAGTATTTGGCAGTCCCCAGTCTCTACCCAATCATTCCCAACTGTGCCACTATCCCCTCTATCAAAATCATCGCCAAGGATGAATGTATTTCCTATGTTGCTTGTTGTGGTATCATCTGCCTTGCCGTAGTAAACATAGAAGTCCGTATCTGTCGTTCCTATCTCGTCAAACTCTATCCAAACAACTGCGTCATTGGCATCGGAGCTTTCTATCCAGTAATGAAGTTCAGTGCTACCATCTGCTGTTGTAAAGCGAATATCATTAGGAACTGTCCCTGTCCAGCTTAAGGCATGCGTTTTAAGGTAAACATCATCTTCTAATGAATCGCCTGCCCCTTTATGCACGGCGAGCTTCATTTGGTAATCTTCTACAGCCCCATCTTCTCGCTTTAGAGGAACCGTTTGCCTATAACCATATCCTGTAAGCCAAGCCATCTAATTACTCCTCTGTATTTTGGCTTTCATTTAGCCTCCAAAAGCAAACTGCTGGTGATTAGACCAGCGGCTTCTCTTAGTTCTTATTATGCCCCTTGCTTAGATTGCAAGTTAATTGTTTCACTAACTGTATCTGTAGCTTCAAAGGCAACTTCAACAGCCCATTCGTGGAAAATTTGCAGCGTAGCATCCTCTAAGCCAGTAAACACACCAGCCCCATAGATAGTATCTGCCCCAGGTGTCCAGGCTGCCTTTGCCATCACTACCAGGTCATTAGTCTTAGTAACCGTGTCTAATGTTGGGGTGACTTCCTCTCGGGTAAGTTCATCGGTAAAGTCTGTGGTGTCTACACCAAAATCACCCATAGCCTCACCACATAGGCTTAGATGAGTGAATGCTGCTGATGTAGCAGTTGCCGATAGAAACTTGCTCACATTCTGGAATAGTAACGCTGTTGGAATACATCTCTCTGCCATATTCTTACCTCCTATTTTTACTTTGATTCTATTTCGACTCTTTCTAGTTGTTTAATATGCCATTGTAATAACTTAATCTGCGTAGTCTGCTTGGTTACAGTCTGCTCAAGTTGCTCAATTTTGTTTTCAAGGATGGTTATTTGTCTGTGCCTATCATCACTCACAAGTTGCAGATTCCCAATCCTATTATCATCCCTAATATGGTTCTTATGATGAACGATTTCCCAAGGGTGAAGATTGCGCCCTAATGATTTTGCCATTATCAGTCGATGTTCTAAGACATAACCACTACAGTCATGCATTGAATAAAAGAAGTTATCTGGTTGGAGCTTAATTAAGATATAACCATTACTTTTCTTACATCTTCCGCCCTTCCAACTATTACTATTCTCCCCAGAACGCAACTTAGCAGCACAACTATAACATCTTAAATTCCTAGGTTTGCCTTTTGCGAATTGAATCCATCGTTCCTTACCACAATCTATGCAACCAGCATAAATATAGTGATATTCATCAGTATTTGGGCGTCCAAGTTCTTTAGCCTTTCTAATCTCTCCTAATTCTGGCATAAAACCTCCTTAACCTTAACTTGACTATCTCCCAAATTATTTGAGAAATTCCTACAGGAAATGGTTTGCCAGTTCTATAATGGAGAGGAATTTCTTTATTCCGACATTTCATCGCATACTCAATCCTTTCTTTCTGGTAGAGTTGAGTCCAAAAACTCTTGACATCTTCCGAACTAAAAGCGACAAGCAGGTTACCTCGTCCATCCTTAATTTCTGTTTTCGCTATAGGCTTAACCCCGCCACTTGTCTGTCCTTCCGGCATTGTTTAATCCAACCCTTCCTCTTTTAAGTTTATGAAGTAAGGCGAGAAATTCCATGCAAATGTTGAGAACTTACGCCTTAGCTTTTGGCTCCCACATTCGGGGCATTTCTCATCCTTCCCAGGGTTTAGCCTCTCGAATTGTGTGCCACAAACCTCGCACACGAACTCATAGATAGGCAATTATTTCCCCCGTGCTAAATCAATCTGTGAAGCCAGGACAGTTATGCGTTGTTTCATTTCCTGCACTGCACCCACAATCACAATCGCCACTGGTTGCTCATCCGATGTAATCTCAAAACATCCCCCATCCTTGATTTCCTGTGCTGTCATCTGCTTTACTTTACTTATTGGAATTTGCTTCATAAAGCCTCCTTTTCTTGAATTTGTGATAAGCCATATATGACCTTCTGAGTGCTACCCATATTTTGGGGTCTGGCATAGACACCAGGTTGTGAAAGAATTGCTTTGTCTATAGTTGCCCAGATAGCATCTACCGCCGATTCAGGCCCCACAGTAGAACGCATTTCAGTAAACAGGTTCGCAATAACACCTTCTAAACTTCGTAATTGTGGCATTGCCGATATTTGTTTTAACAATCCCTCTTTATAAGGTCGCCTTGACTCATAACCATAACCCTCAGTGGTCAAAGCTGAACTGCCAAAACCTTCCATTATTACATTTGACCCTTCCATATAAACCTCCTAAACTGGAACTCGCTCGTAAGGATTTTCATTAGTTACATGCCCGTCTTTGTTGAATAAGTTAAAGCGTTTTAAGACAGTCGTACCATCAGCATCATAATAGGTAAGTTGATAGTTCTCTATCTTCCACCGCCCCGATTCCTTTTGCTTCAGGTAATCTTCTATAAGTTTAATGGCATTTAGTTTGTCATTCAGGACAGTTAAGTCCCCTAGAACATCTGTATCAATCGCAGTTTGGATTGCTACAAGGCTCTCAGTTGTCCAACCAACACCCTTCATAGCAGCCAGTGTTGCCTCTAGTGCCACAGGGTCTAATTGGTCGCTTAATGTCTCTAGGGTATCGGCATCAGCCCCCCTGATATTACCCTCAGTAGCCGTTATCGCTGCCTCGATTAATGATTCATCAGCAGGGTCGTCCGGCAATGTATCTAGTTCTGCTTGTGCTTCATCAATCTGGTCGCTCAGTGTCTCCAAAGTATCGCTATCAGCTCCCCTGATATTTCCCTCGGCTGTAGTTATGGCAGCCTCAAGCAAAGATTCATCCGCAGGGTCTACAGGTAGGTTATCTGTTTTAGCCTTGATAGCATCTATCAGTGTATCAATAGTAGTTAGGTTTTCATCTGTCCAGCCAGCTCCCTTAATAGCATTGAAGGCGGGTATAATTGGGTCTATCTGGTCACTTATGATGTCAAGGGTGTCTCCCCCTCCCCTAATGTTACCTTCCGTATCTGTAATAGCAGCCCTAAGATTTATTTCTACTGTAAGTAATTCAGCTTCAAGCAGAGATTCATCGGCTGGGTCTGTTGGCAAATTATCTGTCTTTTCCTTGATTGCATCTACGACTGTATCTACTGTCGTAATCTTCCCGTCCAATGTAGTGGCTGTATCCTCCAAGACAGAATCAACATTAGTGTCTATGGTATTTATCTTTCCGTCTAGTGTGGTTGCAGTATCCTCTAAAATAGCGTCAACATTGGTCTCCCAATCGCTCACATACATTATCCCTGAATACTGGTCGCATCCCGTAACTGTGACTAAATAAGCGAAAAACCCTTCTGTGTCCAGGTCCCCACTAGCAAAATCAATTGTATAAAGCCCTTGCCCTAAGTCAGTCCATTTATCAGTTAAGATAAAAGGTGTTAAAGCCCCCCCATTCTTAGAGGTAACTACCGTAACATCGCCTTCAGCAACATCTGCCTTAACTGCACCACTGCCATCAACCAGCATTACAGGTAATTTCCTAGCGGTACTCTGTTTTAATATTATCAATTAAACCCCCGATTAAATTTAGTCCCACTTGTAACTGCCTCCATTAGCTCAATCTCCCCTATCGCAGCATAAGTATCACCACCCTCACTATGATTAGAGGTAACGGTTATCATGTAATAGCGGTATGCTATGAAATTACTAAACTCCCATGCTTGCCATTCTGCAACGGCTGTAGCTGCATCTGATAAGAGTTCAGTCCATACAGAATCATCATTCGAGCCTTCTAGTTTGAAGTCCTTAACCTGCATTTCCTGTGGATACATATTGAGTTTTCTGGCTTTCTTGCTAATACCCTCCCCTAAGTCATACTTAATCCAATGGGGAAAAGCACTTTCATCTGATAACCAGCTATCAGTCGTAGAATCATTGAAGGCTTTATCAGGAGTATAGCTAGGCCCATAATACGAATCAGCACTTGGTGTACCATCGTTTAAGAAATCAATCTGGTAACTCATTGTCTTGCTTTATTCCTCCTCCTCCCCTTGCTCTACAAACTTCTCGTAAAGACCAGCAATAACATCATCGTTTATTTTCTTGTCCTCCTCACTAACCTTTTTCAAGGCGTCCATGATAATGCTATTAGCTTTTGCCCCAAACCATATTTCCTTCTCCAAGTTCCACTTCTCGGGATTCCAAGATGCCCTTCCAATTGGTTGCATAAAGACATTATGAATATGACATTTGGGTGGAGTTTCACCCTCCGCTTCTACCTCACATTGAAAGGCTTTACCCCTTTCGTCATACTCCTTGTGAGAACATCTATAGGAATTCTTGAATCCGTAGTCCTTGATTTCCTTTTCGCTAGGAGCTAAAGTTTCCCTTAGTTTCCTTAGAATCTTGAAGGTCACAAGGTCACCCTCAATGGGAAGATTATTGAGAAGTACAAACCTCTCAGCCATTGTCAGTTTCTTACTTATTTTATCTGCCATTTATTCTCCTTTTTTATTCTCCTTAAATGAGTTGGGGGAGTTTAAGCCCAACTCCCCCGAAGCTGTTGGTTTATGAACTGTAGCAGTTTACGTAGTAGGTTGTAGAGCCTTGATAGAATAGGGCAAATGGGGCAGCAAATACGGTCTTAGCTGCACCACCAACCCAACCCAAGGATTGCAAATTATCTCCTAAAAACACAGCAGTACAACCCACTCCCCCGGGCAGTGACACGTTTAGACGAGCAAAGAAGGTCTTAGTTGGCGTATCATTGCTGAATAAAGCCTGTGCCCGAATACCATAAACAACCTCAGATGAAGTGTGGGTACTTGTAACCCGTTCCCTCACGCCCACGGTAAGAGGTGTGATTACACCCCCATCATGTCCATTCACAATGGTTGAGCCTCCATCTATCTGCACCCAAGAAGCTATGCCGCTAGTATCATCAACCATAGCTCCCGCAATATGGGTCTGGAAGTGAGCCGCAGCACCGCTTAACCTACCACACATACCAGCAGTAATTGTCTGCTTACAGTAAAAGGTCGGAGCAGCAGTCGCAGCCGTAATAGCAGTAGAAAAAGACTCAAGGTAGCCTACAGGTCTTTGGGATTTTACTTCGGGAAGGTAGCCATCAATTGGGGACAAACCCGCCCAAGATACTTCTGTAGTACCAGTAGTGATTCTGCAAGGAAAAGTTCTTGCCATTGTTTTTCTCCTTTATACTATTTCTAGTTTTGGTCTTACGCCATTATCGACCAACATGGCGGGGCAATGATTTTAAAGGCTCACATTGCCCATCCGCCTTATTATGTTTATGCGCCTACAGCGCCGACTTTGATACCAGTTACTTTCGCACAGGATAGAATGTTCTGAAGCATCATACTTACATACCATTTAATCCTGAAACGACTGGCATCTTTGGTTTCCAGGTCTCCCAAGGGAACAGTTGTCATTGCACCATTCTGCACACCACAACAACCCTTCGGGTCAAAGCTCAGGATAAAGATTGAAGTGCCGTCATCTACGGTAGCGGAGGTTGTGTAGTCAAAGCCATACTCGTTGCTTGCATACGAGCTATAGTGTTTCGTGCAGTCCTCATCCTCTCTGATGTAATCACTTACACCAACAGGAACGTTGTATATGCTTTGAACACGCTTATCAGCCATATCCTCATAACTAATCCCACCAGCACCACGCAGATAGACATTGATGAGACGCTTCATTTGCTTTGTCATCACCATCAAGTCAGGCTTAAAGCCCTTAATCTTGTCTACCGCTTCCTCTAGCCTGTGATAAGGCAGTGCAACCGTGTCTGTAGTGCTAGTTCCCAGAGCTATAACATTGTAGCTAAGGTGCAGACCAGCAGCTGCTGCTGCCGTAGTGTTTGTTCCCACACTGCTAACCAGAGAATGCACACCATTGAACTCCCTACCAGTACAACCGCCAACAGCAATACCAGACGCATCGTATCCATACCAGAATGTAGTCAAAAACTGTTTCCTGACTGCCTTGACTTTAGCCTTAAGGGCTTCACTCTTGAGGTCGTTTACGTTGGAGCGAGTAGCCATCAGGAAGTTGTCCACATCAGAATCGCCACCAAGAACCTTAAGCTTGGCGGTAGCCTGGTCAACAGTTCCAGTGGTCTCAACCCAGGTCTCATTCGGTAGATAGAATTTGGCAGTTGGCTCAGTCAATTCAAGGTCGTAGGTTAACGAATTACCAACGATGGTAGTAAACGGCAACCGCTCTAGTACTGGGTCATCGCTGATAAACATTTCTATTACGCCTGCCTGTAAGGGGTCATCAGATAGTTTTGCAGCTTCGGCTAATGTATAAGCCATTTGTTTACCTCTTTAATTTATTTTTTCCCAGCTATGGCATAATCGATTTTTTCTTTGGCAGATAAATCCCGCCAATTTTTCGCTGAAGCACTGGGTCCCCCAGCACCAGGAGCCGTTAATCCATGTTCCTTGAGCCATTGCTCATGCAAACCCTTGGCGATTTCCGCAGCACTCTTTTCAGTACTAGCTTGACTATTAGCTTTAACCTTATCCCGCAAGTATTTAAGAGCTTCTTGGGGGGTTCGGTCTTCGCCAACAGCCTCAAGAACTAGTGGGTCATCAGGCTTTAACTCCTGACTATCAATATAGGTGATAAACCTAGTTACATCAGGGTCTTGAGGAGCTTTCTTCTCCCCAGCCCGTGCCTTTCTCTGTTCCTCTAGTTCTGCCCGGTGACTTCTTGGAGTTTTAGCTTCTTCTACTGGTTGGCCTCGTAATTCCTCAAGGTAATCCAGTGATGTAGCCCGATACTCCTCAAAATCATCCCTTAGAGCTATTACGGCCTCGCTTTGGTCTTTGAGCTTACGCTCACTTTCAGCATGTCTCGATATTGTTCGTTGCTGTTCTAGGATTTTGGAATCTCTGTCCTGAAGTTGCTTCTGTAAATCCTCGATTGATACTTGTAGTGGAGTTTCCACCTTTATGTCAGGTTTGACTTCGGGTGTTATCTCTTCCTTTTTATCTTCTGCCATTTTTAGTTCTCCTTATTCTGTTATGTTCTCCCTGAGAGAACTTTCCAGAAATGAAAAACCACTCTCGACTAAGAGTGGTTAATAAAAATCCGCCATCGACCATCTTGCGGATTCCTTATCCAAATATAACCTCGCCTTGAGAGGTCTTTTTAGGGGGGTAAAAGGTCTTTTATGGGTAAATCATCACAAAAGTTATTTTAGACGACTTCTGTCCCCAATTCTGATAGGGGGGAAATTAGAGTTTTATGCCAGGATACCCCTAATCCCGTGATATAATAGAAATGGTGGGGGCATAGCTTAATCGGGAAAGCATCCGACTATCAATTGGAAAGTTGAGGGTTCAAATCCCTTTGCCTCCACCACACTTGACAAAGTTTGGGGGGTGTTTTAACATTAATATTGATTGGTAGTCGGATGGGTAAAAGAACCCAAGACTTCGGAAATAGGTCTTGAGGCAGTAAGGAGAGCCTTGAGGCCTATTTCTTTTGGATTGCACCCGCCCCTCGGAAGGTCTTGACAAAAATCCGGATGGTGATAAACTAGAAATATGACCAGACAGCGGACTCTATGTATCCTATTGGGGATTGGTCTTATTATTTTAATAGTGGGCATAAAGGCTCTGTCATCTCCCCAACAAGTAAGCCCCACATACTATCAGGAACCAACTACAAATTATGTATATTCCCCAAATACAGAACCATCTACCCCCCATATCCCATTTGGCACTCCATCCTTTCAACAGGGATACCGAGATGGTTATTATGGACGGGGTTTTGCACCACCAGATTGCTCCCGACAAGCTTATGAATGGTATTTTAGGGGCTGGCGTGATCCTCCAAGTTATGAAAAATACTGTGCCCCCATATTATTAGATAGAGATAATTATATTGATGGTTATATTCAAGGTTCTATTGGCCAAACCATAAAAGACCTTGAATTAGAATCAAATTAACCCTCCCTTAATTCAGGATATTTATTTAATAAGGCTGTTTTCTCCCCTTCAGTAAGGTCATCCCAAGACTTACCATAATTGCCCTGAGCATAAAACTCTAATATGGCACTCGTTTTTGATTTAGCCTTTTCTCCCCAAGTTTGAACGCCCACTCCAAAGAATGCTGGAATACCAGCCCCCACTGCTCTACCCAATCCACCATCAGCATACGCCTCGGCTATATCCTGAATATACATAGGAATAAACTTTTCCCTTGCTACCGTTTCAAAGGTTATATCTTCCCCCGTGAAGGTTTTCCCCCCAGATATTAGTTCATTTATTAAGGCTGGAACTGGAGCTAATTTCCCCTCAATAAATCTTAATAAGACTTCCTTCCTTGTAGTGAAGGGATATTCGTCTTTGTTTAGAGAAACAATTTCACCCGTTGTGGTATTTTTTCTTTCCCCGGTAATTATTTGAGCGAACACTCTTACCCATTGCTGAAATCCAGCCCAAATATCCCACCTGGTATTCCCTATTCTTATTTTCCCAAAATCGGAACTTCTTGGATCAGTTTCTACACCAACTTCATCTCCGGCCGATAATTTAATCAAAGCCAAGGTAGTTAATCCTGCTGATACAAATAGAGCAAAATCAGTAATAGCTTTTTTCCTTATTTCTTTTGGCATGTGGGCATACCAAACAGGATTTAAGGCATTAAACCGAGCCGATATTAATCTTGGTGAGAAGAAAATAGTATTCAATACTGGCGTAATTCCTTCTAATTTTCCTATTGCACCCCTACCCGTAAAAGTATTAACAACTGTAGCAATAGCCTTAAAGTGTTCTATGTCTTTAATAGGGCTAAATCCTTTTGATAACGCTTCATTAGCCCAAGACTTAAAAAGGTCAACCCTTACTTTATTTAGAAAACCAACATAAGACCTTTCAGCAAAGGTCACGGGAATTCTAAGGATGGGAATTTTTTGCAGGAATCTTGAAATAAATGGCTCTTCCCTTCCTGCCATTCTTGCCTTAAATGGGTCAGTAATTGCTAATTTGCTTTTTCTCATTAAGGCATAAAGGGGATCATTGGGTAAATCTTCCTTAAAATATTGTTCAAATATTTTGGGCTTGAGGGCAAATTGAAAGGTTTTGCCAATTGCCTTCGCCCCAATTCTTGGATGAGCAATAACCGGAATAATACCTTGCCTTAAGAATGCCGACATATCGGCAGTTGCCAATATTGCTCTAGGTACGTTCATAGCTTCTACTGCGAAGTCTATGGCTTTGGCTCCCCATACCCTTTTAGAAAGAATGTTCTTAATTAAATCTGTCCCATATATTTCCTCTAATAGAACCAATTGTTTGGGTTGGGGAATTGCACCCGTTAATAAATCAGTCAAACCATCAGCAGCAGATATTTTTTCCCAATTATCCAAATAAGGATGTTTCCAAGTCCTAATATAAAGGGCTTTTAATTCATCTGCACTTAATTTCGCCTTAATTGGTTCAAAGGCAATTTTACCTTCTGGGGGAAGTAATGTTCCCTTCAGTTTTGATAAAATTATTTTATACCCCTCTTCTCCCCCAACTTTATCAATAGTATCTTGAATAAACTCATCTACCTTGGCAATTCTTTTTGCCCTTTCTGCGGTATAGGCTGTTTCAATTTTTCGTCTTATTGGCTTTGCTTGTTTAAGAAGCTCATTTAATTTAGCTATTGGATCCCCTACTGGTTTCCCTGCAAATAGGGGGGATTCTGATGGAGGGGGTGGTGGCTTAATTGGTGGTTTAGCAGCTCCTAAAGCCTCAACCTCCTCACTAGAAGTAAGCCAATCCTCTACCCCGGCAATAGTTTCGGGTGTATAAGTCCCAGTCTCAGCAACAACTTCGGAAACTGTCCCACTTGGCTCATACCAAGTTTTCTCTGCTTGGTTATATCTCCACCCCTTATTAAATAAAGATGTTCCCTTATCGGGAAGTTCAATGGGAGATATAGGTATATTCTCCGTAACTTTAATTAAAGCCCCAGCCTTAAATGCTTGCTCTGTCGCTACTTTACCAACAGGTTTAGCAACTTCAGGGGCAACTTTAGCTAAATCAGGAAACTCTGCCAGTAACTTTGCAGATACAGGCTCGCCACGTTTTAATCTTGACTCAATAATCCTACGTCTACCCTCTGCGGAAGGTGTATATTCTGGTA